AACTCGATAAAGAGTAATAGATGCCTCAAATTACTTTCATAAGTAAATACCGTAAAAATACAGGCATTGTTATGTCAGCAATGGAAATGGATGCTATGTATTTTTACGGTTTAGATTTTAAGTCAAAGGACGGTACTGTACTTTCTAATGAAGTAAAAAGAACATATATTCTTGCAGGGCAATCAGAAATAGAAAAGTTTTTGAATATAAAAATGTCCCTTCAATTATATGAAGAAACTGTTTCTTATCACAGAGACGATTATTACCGTCAATTCCCTATATTTAAGACCACCTATCAGGTAAATGAACCATTAGCCCTAATAGGTATGTTAAGGAAGTTAGAACAGGTTATTTACCCCAGAGAATGGCTTTATTCTTCTGACAATAGTGAAGGGTTATTTAATAGGAGAATTTCAATTGTACCTAACGGAGGAACAACTTCAGTAGAAACTTCCGGGGATGTTATTTTAACTGGAATGACCTCACAGATAGGATTGCAACGTTACAGAAACATTCCTGACTATTGGAGGGCACAATATGTAACTGGGTTTAGTAAGGATAATTTACCGGAAGATATAATTAATGTAGTGGGTAAATTTAGCACGTTAGGTATCCTGAACGTGTGGGGAGATATTGTGTTAGGTGCAGGAATAGCATCAATGAGTTTAGGTATAGATTCTTTAAGTCAGTCAATATCAACAACTTCGTCAGCGGAGAACGCTGCTCTATCAGCAAGGATAAAACAATATGAAAAAGAAATAAAAGAGACATTGAAAAGATTAAAGGGTTATTATAAGGGCTTTAATTTTACTGTACTTTAATATATGGCATTAGAAGGACAAAATATAAGAACAGCAACCCCATCAAATTTGATAGGGCAACCTGAAGTAGAATTTCGCAGGGATGATTTCAATGCCTTAATTACTACTAAGGGATATAACTGCATTATTGAGAAAGCTGTAAGGTGTCCATGTGAAGGAGAAGGAGAAAGTGCCTTACCTTCTTGTCAGAATTGTTTTGGTACAGGATGGATATTTATTAACCCAATAAAGACAGACGCAATTGCTTCAGGGATTAACCTTTCTAATCAATATAAAGATTGGTCATTAGAACTTTCTGGAACAATATCTTTAACAGTAAGGGATGATGATAAAGAATCTTTATCTTTTTACGATAAAGTATCTTTTGCAGACAAATACAGCCGTTATTCAGAAGTGTTAAGTGTAAGAGATACAGGAACAGAGGTTTTTGTTTTCACTACATACAAGATAAAAGAAGTTTACGAAATATTTGTGTTTGATGGGAGTGAACAAAAACTAAGAAGGTTAACTCAAGAAGAATATTCTATTAGTGAAGATAATCCGTATGTTATTAACCTTCTAATAACAAATTACCCTACTGATTACAATAAGGTGGTATCTATAAGGTATAAACACGAAATACAATATCATGTTATTGATTTACCTCATGAATTAAGGGGATCGACAGTAGTAAATAAAGAAGGACAAAGGAAAGATATTATTTTACCTATGAATGCAGTTGCACGTAGGGTTCATTTAATTGTAGGAGCAAAGCCCAACTATGATGGAACAGGGTGGAAAGATAATAGTTATTTGTAATGTTTGGTATATCTGTAGATTTAACACCAGCAATTGAGGAATTTAATATTCTTGCCGAAGAAGTTTCAGCATTAACACCCCGGATATTGGACAGGGTTATTGATTCCTATATGACAGAATGGGAAGATAATATCAATCAAAGTTTAGGTTCTACACGTAATGAGTATAAACGTTCAATGTATGTAGAGCGTATTGATGAAAAGAATGCGATTATAGGATTAACCCCTCGTGAGAGCAGTTTAGCTTTAATGTTAGAAGATGGAGCAACTTCTTTTGATATTAAAGAAGGTATGGAGAAATCAAGTAAGAAAAAATATACTGAAGATGGGGGTTGGTATATTACAGTTCCTTTTCGTCATGCTACTTCTGAAGCATTAGCAGAATCAACATTCTTTCAAAGCAAAATGCCAAAAAGTGTAGAAAGGGTGGTGCAGAGTAAAACAATGGAAGGCGGAAGAACTCAAGGGGTAAATATCGATGAATTACCTGCTGAGTATCAAAAATTAAAGAGTAACCCAACAACAGGCTATCAACACAAATCACCTATTTATGAAGGGTTGACAAGGTTAAATATGCCTTCTTCGGAGAAAGAAAAAAGAAGTGGGTATTTCACTTTCAGAAGGATTAGTAGTAAAAGTGACCCGGATAGTTGGGTTCATCCCGGATTTAAAGCATTAAAGTTGATGGAGAAAACACTTCAACAAATAAATGCTGAACAGATAGTTGATGAAGAAGTAAATAATTTCTTACTAAACAGATAAATAATGGCATTAGTACCGATTATATACATGAAAACAGTTATTGAAAGCCTTATTAATCTTGTAGGCACAGATATATCTGATAATATTGCGAATGGGACGGAAAATCAGTCTTTTTTATATAAAGTGTGGAATAACATCACCGATGATAAATTCGACTTTTATTCAGAAGCTAAAGGTATATTTAGTCGGAGTAAGTATAGCCCAAACAAATTGAATGTAAGTCTTCAATATAATAAAAATTTGAATGCCATCCCTAATATATGGTTACGTGAACCAGCACGAAGAAGTGGTAATTACAATAGCATAGGAAGTGTAGGAGAAGGAGAGATAATAGGGGGTGAGTTTCAGCCGGAATATAGAGACACAAAGGCTTCTACTTATGAATTAGTAGTTAGTTCCAATAACACACTTTCAACTATATTGGTTTGTGAAACTTTGTATCAGGTAATGTTAGGAGCACATGATACACTTTCAGATATATTCCCACAATTTTCTTTTAGTATGAAAGAATTGATGGCAAATAATGAAATAACTCCAGTTCCGGTAATTATGAAATCAATAGAAATCTCAACTCAAATGGAAGTTGTAGCTCCTTCTATAATGAGAGAACAAATCGTTAATGCAATTAATTTTACACAAGAAGTTTATGGAAACAACTGATAAAGAGGTAAAGAAACCTTCAAATAAGAATGTTTTTCAGATATGTAACGAACTCAGATTAGTAGGGGTTGTACGTCAACATGTTTTGAAAAAATTTAAAAATGATTCCATGTCTAAAACGGACTGGAAGAAACTTTTTAAAAAAGAAAGAATTGATTTTTAAATGTGCTTTAATTTTATTAATTTTAAAGGAACAAATTTCGTTAGAATAAAGGAATTTTAAAAAATGGCGACTGAATTTATATTTGATAATAAAAGAGTAAAGTTACCCGGAGCGTATTCAACAATAGTTTCCGGTGAACGTAATACTCCATTAGAACTTGACTACGGTAAAGTTCTTGTAATAGATACAGGTAATTTAGGTGCAACTTGGGGCGGTGGAGCTGGAATTGATGGAGAACTTGATTCTGGTCAAGATGCTATCTACAAGTTTGATAACGTAGATGATTACCGTTCTTTCCTTAAAGGTGGAATGTTTTGGAAAATGGCAGACGCATTTTTCCGTCCTGATCCTGAAGCTGCTGCACTTGGTGCTTCTTCTGTAACTCATGTTAGAGCTGCAACAACCGCAGCAGCAACAATGACTTTTACAGCAGTTGGAGGGGGTACTAATGGTGGAACTTTTACTATAAAAGTTAGAGACGAAGGTCTTATTGGTAATGGTGAAGAAACCACAGGAGGAAATCTTAAAAAGGGATATGCTTTCACTATTGAAACAGGTGTGATTGATACAGCTAAATGGATCTTTAAAATCTGGCGTGGCACTTTCAAAGGGTTGCATACGGATGGACTTCCTTATGATGAAGTTAATGAAGAAGATGCAGAACCCCTATTGGTTGCACAATCACCTGAATTTGATAATATTCAAACACTTATTGATTGGGCAAATGAAAATAGAAGTTTCGGGGCAATGTTTAGTCTTGATTCTACTTCTACAGCAACAGGGGATGGCTCTGTTGATTCAACAGACGTTGGAGCAATAACAGGTTATGAACTTGCAACAGGAGGTACTGAGACTTATTCTACTACTAATCTTACCGCTGCACTTCAAGATTTAGCAGAAGAGAATTTTAGTTTTGTAGTTACAGATCAATACGGAGTAGATGGTTATGATGCTACTGAAAATGGTGCTGTTTTGGCACATATTTTGAATGATGCCAAATTCAAATCAAATATGTTCGTAGGTGGTGGAGATAATGAAGATGAATTTGATGGAGCGGACGGTTCATTAGAAATGGGTGCTTATTTCGATAGCCCTTATGTAACAGTGGTTCACGGAGCAGTTGGTGAAGCAAGTCAGGCAGTAAGTGAAGGATTCAGGTATTGGCCTTCTATCTACACAGCATCAAAAGTTGTGGGTAGAACAGCCGGAAAAGAACCTCAAGTGCCAATTACTAATAAAACAGTAGGTGTAGATAAGTTGGTTCATAACCTCTCTAAGATTGAGAAGGAGCGTGCTCTTGACGCAGGAGTATTAGTCCTGTATAACAATAAGTCTTTAAATAGGTTTACAATTCTTCAAGGAGTTAACACTCTCCAAAATAATAAAGTTTTGTTTACAAATACAGGTAAATCTCACTCTATTCAGTTTATGAGGGTTGTTGAGCAGATTAACAAAGAATTGATTGTTAATTCTGAAATTGATTTGTTGTCAGACGAGAATGGTGTAAATGTAGGAACTTTATCTCCCGGCATTTTGAAGAATTGGACAGAAAGTTACCTTCAAAGCAGAACGGTTTCTGAACTTGCTGATAATTTGCTTTTAGATTTCAGAAATGTTACCGTAACGCAACAAGAAGATGCTTACAATGTAACTTATGCTGTTGTTGTTAATAACGAAATAAACAAGATTTTCTTCACAGGATTTCTGTTTAGATCATAAAATATAAATATAAATGGCTAATACAGTATTAACAAGCCCAAAGGCTTATATTACAATAAATAATAAACCTGCTGGATATATACGTTCATTAACATGTAATGAGAATATACAAAGGGCAGAGGTAAAAGGGTTGGGGAATCTCGTAAATCAAGAGGTTCCCGCAGTCGGACACTCAGGAACATTTAGTTGTGATTTTTTCTTTATAGACTTTAAACAACCTTATATTAAGGAAATGTTGAATAGAACCGGAGGCGTTCAAGCATTTATTGACACTTTGGTCATGGGAGAATTTTCTTTCTCTATTGTAGTATATAAGAAAACAGCAACGATTGACCCTGCAACTAAATTAGCAACATCTTCTAATAAAACCGGAGAGACCCTAATTAAGATTGATAAATGTTTTATAGACAGCCAAAACTTCCAGATTTCT